AAGGACCAGGTTTAGGATTCCCTTTAGAACCCCTTTCTTGACGTTGTTCTTCTTCCGCAGCATTTATATATTCTTTCAAGCCTTCTTCATAAGAGTCAGGTAATCCAAAGTGTTCTGGCATAGATCTCCCGTCTTTGTACCTTTGTACCCACTCTGCCACCTCACCGACCTCTTTGGATCTTTTTTCCCCAAGCTCCTGGTTAAAAGTCTGGTCTCTGGGACTATCCGACGGGTTTGTAAATTTTGTCTTTGCAGACTGAAATAGGCTCTCTATGTGTTTATCATATTCCTGGATTAGCCCTTTTCTAGATCCTCCTCCAGTTTGATACTTCCTAGGTCCGCCACTCATAGCTACTACGTCAGGATTCCTACCAGCTGCATGCTCTTGCATTCTAGCTAAATAATCAATATCTTTTTGACTTCCGCCTTTAGCGAGAAGATCTTTATGTCGTTGTGAGAATGATTTTCCGCCTAACTTCAAATGGCTAGAAAAGAAGTAATCACGAGGCCCACCTTTTTTTGCCATCGTTACTCCGTCCATTGTTTCTCCGTTTTCAACTTCTGTATTTTCATCCATATGAATTCCTCCTTGTTCGTGGCTAGCTCCTGTGAATTCTACTGCATCACTTCCTGGTATTGGAGTCATTGTTCCACCAGGGAGTCTAGCTCCCCCAGTTCGTCTAGATACTACTTCGCCCATATGAACTTTTTCTAATACCCTGCCAGGAATAGAATGCTTAGTAGCACCAAGTACATCCGCTCCATATTTTACAACATTTCTAACTACTGGGCCTGCAACTTTACCAACTCCTTGCACTACTTTGCCGGTCAGGCCTACACCTGGAATAGATCCAATAGTGTCAGTTGCGGTATGCAATCTATCTTTCCAGGTTGCATCTTTTCTTGTGCCCATTTTCCAACTTTGAGCAAGACGAAGCATAGATGGAATACCAGTTATCTCAGACAATAGTTGTGTAGGAGCTCCATGTTTAGAGCTAGTTCCTAAGCTAAAGTGCTCAATATCCTTAGCTTTATTATATAAGTAGTTTGACCAACTCTCATCTTTAGGTGCAATCTCTCCTTGGGTTGGCGGAGTATATCCTTCAGGAAGAACACTAGCAGAGTATTTTGCCATATTAGCTAACTGCTCTTTGCTTAAACCTGTCTTTGATGCATCAAAACTACCAGTCTGATACTTTCGTGGTCCTCCCGCTCTGTATATACCTCGTGCTCCTCCATAGCGAACTATATCTTTACCAAAGTCATATCCAGAGTATTCCTTACTTTTAAGTGCTTCAGATTTACGCTGTGATATTAACTCATGTTGTTCTGCTGTCTGCTTTTTCTGTGCTTTGTGTAAATCCTTCTTTGCTTTACTTGTCTTAGCAAGTCCTATACCTCCAGCGATTGCTGCGCCTGCTAAAGCTGCCCAACCAACTGGATTCCATACATTCGCTGCTCCAATATATCCTAATGAGCTAGCTGTAGCCGCTAGACCAGCAGCAGTACCTGCACCTGCAAGTACATCTCCTGTTACTTCGCCTTCATTCCATACATGTGCTTTTTGATCATCATAGTGCTTAGAGATTGCTTTACCTCCATATTGAGCTGCAGCTGCAACTATCTGAGGTCCTGCTACTTTTGCTACACCTCCTACAACCTCAGCTCCTTGCTTAATAGCACTACCAGCCTCAGCCGTTTTTCTAGTTGCATCTGCTACTTTTCCTAGCTCAACCCCGGTCTTTAAACTAGAGCCCATCTGTCCCATTTGTCTAACCTCCTCTGCAGTTTTCATACCCTGCATAGTCATTGTACCAGTTTTATATAAATCAGCAGTAGTTTGAAAAGAATCTACAGCCTCTTGAGCTTTCTTTGCGCCCTGCGCCACTCGCCATGCATCTTCGCCCATATTTATACGACGAGTCATATCATAAGCTTGTTTACTTCTAGCAAGAGCATCTTTACTTGCAGTAAAAGCGTCTGCACTTTTTACTACTTTCTGTGCATGTCTAACGTCTCTGTATTTCTGCAGTCCAGCGCTTAAAGCACCTTGTACAGTTTGAGGACCTTCAGGCTCGGTTGGAGTTAGGCCTGTCTTGCCAGCATGATATTCCATTCCTTGCTCAAGAAGACCGACTCCAGTACTCATAGCTGCGTCTGCTTGCGCATCTTGTTGATTAGATAAAGCCATGGCTTCGTCAATATAAGTTGTATCTTGCTTTGCTGCCGCTATCTCTTCGCTTAATGCTTTTAATTTTTCAGGATCTGACTCTTGATAAGTTAACGCAGCAGTTGAGGGAACACCTGGTACAGTATTAGCACCATACATTTGTGGGCCAGGCTGATTTATTCCACCGGCTTGGTAACGCATGCCGCCTCTACGATATTTCTGTGCTAGCCACTTTTTATATTCTGCTTTTGATCTAAATTTTGCCATGATTATCTATAGAATTTTTTTGCAGCCACATCAGTTGCATACAAATTTATTAAATTTTTGTTAGAATTACTACAAATTAGTCGTATTCCTAACCATTTATCTGTGAATTTTTTCTGTTTGTCCCAAGACTTAGCTAGATCTATAAAGTTATTATTTATAGTTTCACTCATTCCGTCCACAATGAACATAGTATTTATAGTAGTTGTCTCTACATTTGCAGTAACTGTCCCTGCCACGTTTACACCCGTAACTCCAAAATTGCTTCCCATATGTCCGCCAGCTCCGCCAGTATATACAGCAGAGTTATTATTAAGTAAACTGGCTAAGTCTCTAAATTTATTTACTTTCCACTCATTACCAATACGACGCACATTCATCATATATTCAAGTTCTCGTTCGTCAGATATTTGATGAGTATTATAAACATAGAAGCTTGTAAATCCTTGGTCATGTATAAGTACATCACTCTGACTACCAGTAGATTCACTAAATACATCTAAAGTATAATTAAAACTGTAAAATACCTTATCGCCTTCTTTCGATTTGTTATATATAAATTCAAATTCAAAAGGAAAAACATTATTATAATACATTCCAGGATTCCATTTATTTGAATGTGACCAGAGATACTGCGAGTACGTGCCATCTTGTGCCGAAAGAGTATATTCGTTTGAATAGCTATAAATATATGGAACATAATCATGAAAAGATACCCACATGCTTAATGTAGGATCATACGATATAGTCCAGCCAGCAGGAGTAAAATAGTCAGTATCGCTCCATTCTAAAGGAGTTTCGATAAGTGTAAAAGTATTAGGCATCCCCTCTTCAGCAAGATCCATCATATATAATCTATCTACATACTGATGAAGAGTATCGCTCCATCCTATATGATTTTCCGTTAAACTTGGGTCTACCTCATAATCGCTAATAAAGAGAGCGGTGGGAACCAAGTCTCGTTTGGTAAGCAGAATTCGTTCATTAGTCTCGTCCCAAACAGCGTGGAATCCAATTCCTGCTATAGGATTATCAAAAGAAGCAGGAAGCCCATAAGAAAATAGTGCATAAGGAATATTAGTTCTAAACCAATCCTCTAAGCCTGCTTTACTTATATCATAAAGTTGATCCTTTACTAAGAACACTTTAGTATTAATAACATCTAGACAAAAATATCCGTGCTTTGTAACAGTAGAAACCCATTGTGAACTCGTGCCTCCGTACCCTGCTTCTGTCTGAACCAGTTCATCAGGGTCTTGTGCAAAAATATCTCCACTTCCAACAAAAGCTTCAGAGGCATCCCCCATCTGCATAGATTGTTTACCTTTTGTTTTGAATAAACTATCCTCAGTATGTAAATACAATAGATTATTAAATGTAACCAGCTTCCAAAGATCCCCTCTATTTCTTGGAAGATCTTTATACTCGCCTGCAAGGAAAACTCTATAGTTATCTATAAGACCTACGTTATCATCTTTTGCAGATCTCTGGACTCTTGTTCTAAAGATAGTAGGATCAGATTCTCTTAACGGAAGAGGTATTGCAGGCTTAATATCTGCGACGCCTAAAGAATAAGGCATAGAATAGCGCATCTGATCCTCCTTAGTCAGATCTTCATTAGCTTCTATATCTAATATTTTTTTAGCAGGACTGCCTGGAAAGTATGAGCTCTTTAAGTCGTCCTCGTGTCTAAAATTAATATTATTAGATGATTCACAAATAGTATAAAGTACACACTTATGGTCTTGAGGAGCTACACCCGCCATTTCTGGCCTGTGAGTTATTCTATACCCGTGTCTGCATATAAACGTATCTCCTCCCCATATCTCTCCAGTTTCTCCAAAGTTGGCAAAGTTACCTTGCGCATTAGGTTGAGAGCCATCTTCATTTAAAACAAAGTTATCTAGCTCGTCTCCCAATATCTCGTATCCTGTCCAAACCAATTCCTGAGTATCAAAAGATAAATACATATCAGTCTTGAATGCTTGAAGGTTGTGTAACTCACCAGCTGCAGCATTAGCGGTGAAGTTCTCCTCAGCAAAAGAGAATGTAGCTTCTGCGCCAGGTGCCTCATGCCAACTAGCTCCCTGCCCTGCCTCTAGCCAAGCTCCTAGGTTAGGAGTACGATTAATCTTATACCCTAAGAGTATACTAGATTCGCCTCCTATATTATAAATTCTTTTTCCAAAACCCAAAGCCCTGCCATCATAAATAGAGTCTCCTTGCAAATAAGTTTTGCACTTTTCTCTTAGAGGAAACTGCATAAAATTTTCTCCGGCGCCTGATGTATAAGTACCGCCTATATGAAAAGAAACAAAAGTTTCTTTATCTATACATGCATCGGCATAAACATTGTCGGTGAAAGTATAGAAATGTCCCGCACCTCTATAAGATACGAATTGAACATTATACTCATGAGTTGTATGTGTTGCTGGAACTAAACTATGTCGATGGTTTAGTAGATACTGATCGTGAAAAACTCCTACATTAACGTTACCGTTATATAAAGTGCCTGGGGCTAGGATAAAAGGTTCACTAGAACCATTTCCCGCTACATTATTACATCCTCCTAACTCTGCATCTGCCCACTCTAAATCCGTTTTTGTATTTTTTACTAAGTCTTGTCCAAGTACTCGTCTATTAGCGTGGTTTCTCTCTGCATAGTATATTCTAAAACCTTGAATCTGATCGGCTATTGTTTGAGGAATCTTTATATCACTGAGCTGTACTCCTAGTGGCTGAACCTCATGAGAAATAGGGTCCTGTCCTCCTTCTATAACTGTTACTGTATCCCACCACACAAAACAAGCAAACTCACAGTTGTTAAACCCACTATTTATTTCTTCATTAGATGCACCAGCATACCCTAATCCTTGGTTCAGAATTAAACCGCTGTCGGATATTGCATCAACCTCACACCACCCAGCTCCTTCAGACGTTCCATTTTTAAACCAACAAAGAACTCCCTGCTGGCCAACTGATGGGTAACTGCCATATTCCCAATAATCGTCCCACACTCCCGTTTGGCCTTCAATCCATTGAATACCGTCTACGAACCCGTTACCACCACTAAAGGTATCACTCATCCCATCCCAAGTTATATCCTCAGTAGGGAAAAGAGCACTGTTTGGCATGATTAATATTGGAGGACTATTACTGTCCTGTTCCTCTAGCCAGCCCTCTGAGCTATTACCATCATTACCTCCCCATACTGTAGCATATACTGTAGTTATCTCAACTGGCTCTCCACCCTGCTCTCCTAGAGATTCATCAATAATAAGTTCACGCTCAGGGTTTTTATTTGTAGGCATGCGATGATGTCTAACAGCTGCCCCACGCAAATCCTGTGCAGGTAGCTCCTCTATTCCATTAAAAACTTTAAAATTATCTGTATTAGGGTAAAATTCATTTTTATTTTCCCAATAGTTAGTACTATTAGCAGATTGTACTGAAAAATCATAAAAGTGAAAAAGTTTACCCTGCGTCTGTGTCAAAGCTACTAGATCCGGATCTATTATATCATCGTCTTCATCCCAACTACTGCCCGTTAATGCAGCTGCTGCAACGCTTCCTACTTTTAAAATATTACCTCCAGATACGCTGTCTTTAAGCTTCTCTCTTCCCGGAATATGATATGCATACGACATAGTACCGTCATTAAGTATAAATGCAATATAAAATGCATATACTTCGTCTCTAGTGTACCCTCTTCTATTGCCTGTAGTTGAAGCAATTTTATTTATATCTCTAAATCCTTGGTCTTTAACAATTGCTGCGGGAGGTTCAGTTTCTAAATAACCAAACTCTAAATTATCTAGACTAGGTTGATACCCATCAAATGGATCAAGTTGATCTACAACTGTTGATAGTGAAATATAATTAGCATTAGGCTGATACCCTACATCTCTACTTCCTTGCAAATTCCCCATATACAGAACCCCATCAAGTTGTGTCAACGTCTTTGCAGTATCGTACGCAACAGTATCTATAATAGCTTCTTCTACTGATGAACTTGCATACCCCTCTAGCATAGAGAATACTATAGTAGATGTAGAGTTAGAAATATCTATATCATTTAATTTATAAGCAAACTCAGTATCACTATCTATTCTTGCAACTACTACAGCACGTAAGTATTCGTAGTCAGTATTTAAATTACTAATATCCCATACAATAGATTTTCCTGTTTGAGAGTCACTTCTACACCCATCATAACGTTCTATAGGACGAACACCTTCATCATCTTCTACAATAGGAACTCCTAATGAATAAGATACAAAATTTGTTTGAGTAAAATTTTGATCGACATATGCTAAAAATAAATGATATACACCAGACTTTAAAGCGCCTCCATTTGCAATTCTAGAAAATTCAATTTTAGGTACTGGTCCAGAATGCGGGAATAAATTAAGTCTATCTACATAATTTCTATTAGGAGAGGTGAACGGATTAACTCCATAGATCATGTTATTCGCAGAAGGTTCCTGTCGAGTAACATTCAAAGATCTTGGAGGATTAAAATTATCAGTCCAGTATATAATAAGATTACCGTCTGGATCAATTTTATATGATCCCTCAATAGGATAAGCAAGGTTAAATTTTAAATCAAAATCATTACCATTAGGTGCATTTCCTAGGTTCGTATATAGGATAGCATTAGTTATGCCTTCATCACTCACGAGAGATATTCTCGAACTTCCAGGAGTACCGCCTCCTTCATCTACAGTAAATACAACGATTCTTCCGTCAGTTATTTCAATTGTTCCTAAAATAGTAGCCCAGTTGCCTACTGAAGTATAGGTAGAAGTGCCATACTCATTGCTAATAGCTCCTTTAGTTTTACTAATTACTGCATTTCTAGCATAACGATAAGTTCCCTCAGGCTGGTCTACAGAGCCTGCATCTTTATTTAATCCTTTTATATATTTAGCCATTATCCTCTATATAAAGTTTCGCGATCATTTAGGTTTTCAAAAAATATTTCATGAGCATTTACATCTGGCACTAAGCGAACCCACTGATTCATGAATGATTCATACTTATCAATATCAGGGAACGTAGATGCATTTCTAGCTTGTGTGCAGTAATACTTCCACTGCTGCTCTGCAAAATTGTAATCTATCTTATTTGTAGGTTTGTCATATCCACCTAGTAAAAGCTTCTTAAATATGTACCAGAACATAGCCTCTTTATAGCTAATATCGTCTGGAACCAATGGGAAACAATCAGCATCTGTTGGAAATGCCATATAGCTTAAGCAGATTTTACCTGACTCAAAAGAAGTTTTGATGTAGTCACAATCAACAATATAGCTTTCCTTGTGTCTAGATAGTTCGTTTGTACATCCCTCACAGTGCATACTAGCATGGAAAGTGCTTGCACCATAGGCCAACGGCTGTAGTGCAGCACTGTTCCCGAAATAAATCCCCTCTAAAACGGTTATCCTACTAATAAGTTCTCGTAGTTCTAATACATTTGATTTATAGTTTGTATCATATAACTCTAAGTCAGTTGTAGTAATATTAGACGTATAGGTACCATCTGCTGACTTATTAACTTTAGTTTCTAAGTTGGCGTTATACTCTGAAATAATAGCTTTTAAATCCCTAACCTGCTTTGTTACTACATCTAATTCTGTAGAAGATGCAGGGGTTACGGCATTATTAATAGCTACCTGATTTATATAATAAAGATCTGATGGCAACAAAGTCTTATTATCTTTAATATCTAAGACACATTGTTTTTGACACAGTTGAGCAGATGCACCAACATGCTCTAAAGCTTCTCCTATCCACTCTATAGCATCATCGACCCAATTAGCATTATTAGGCTTAAGGTCTCGCATAACCTTTCTAATAATCATCTTACTTGATATTTCTTTATATATCGCCATTTTAGTCCTTTTTGAATTTTAAGTACGCCAAGTCATCTCGTTTTAATAACTCCATCAACTTGCCTTTATTTCCTTTATCTCCTCTAGTTGCATCGAATCTATATACTGATTTGTTTTTGATTTTGCATCTTCCTTTTCTCCAATAGTATTTAAGGTACTCTCCGTCAGTATAGTATATATGCCATTTTGTGCCTTTACCTGTTTCTTTATTATAAAGTTCTTCTCCCTCAGCTAAAAGCTCCGCTTTATACTTATTAGACTCCCCCCAGTCAATGGCAGGAACTCTAGGATCTCTTTCCTTTCTTACAATAGACAGGGTTGATAGCTGATGCCCCATATTGAATTCTTTGCCCTCTAGAAGATAGTCAATAATGCCCATATTAAACTCGCCACAAATAGCTACAAAAAGATCTTTTGGCATAGAGCTATTAACCTTCTTATAATCTTCATATATATGTGAGATAGTATGTTGCATTAATTACCCTTGTTTAGGTGCTGCAGGTTTACCTTGATCCTGCATAGTATCATTAGTTGTATCATTCATAGACGATGCTAACATCATAAGTTCTCCACTCATAATCCCTTGTGTGATTATTTGAATCATATCCATAGGTATTGGAAAATCCATATCATCATCATAACAATTTGAACCGTCACAGTCAAATAGAGCAACATCTTCAGGGTCTTCAAAGACTCCTCTAACATTAATAAATTGAAGTCCATCGGCATTATACACATATAAGTAATCTTCTATCATATAAGCTTTAAGCTTATCTTTAGTATACTTATCATAAGGAAGCCACTGAACCGAATGAGGCTCTACTAACGGAATTGTGCCCAATCCAGTAACATCACTCACATGAGTAATTGCGTCCCTAAAGCTGAAACGTATAGTTTTAGGAATCTTTTCTTTGGTCCTATAAACAGCACACGACACTGGCAGATCGCAGCATTTAGATGCATCTACCTTTTTTAACTCTAGACAACCTAGATCTTGTTCTAGATGACGAGTTACCATACCATTACGAGCAAAATCTCTACGAATTAACATTGCTCGGTAGTACTTAATATTAAACTTAATTTGAGAGATAGATATATGCTCATTGTTATTAGATCTACCTCCTCTAACCAGATTTAAAATGTTGTATGCTATTTCATTTAGTGTCATTTCTTATACGTTAGTTTGTAAATATCCTTCATATCCACGTGTCTTGCTCCATATATGAGCCTGACCCGTTCTTTTTGCTTCATAGCCCATCATCTTATGCCACGCATCGTTAGCACAGATAGATGGTAAAAATCTTACTTTAACGCCTCTATATTCGTTTACCATTTCTTTATGTAAATGTCCACAATGAACCTCTCTGAATAGTGCTTTAGCAAACATCATAGGTTGCTCTGTAGCCATTATTAATGGCATTTCTGCTGGTTTTTCTTTGTCTCCATGTGTATACATAATCATATTAACTCCATATGTATAATACTTCCTAGACTCAAAGTTGTTATTTACATCAACCCTTTCGTCATTTTGGAAGAATGCTCTCAGGTATTCTCCTGCATAGAACATCCTTTCGTAGTCGTGGTTGCCTTGTACAACAACAACGTCTACGGGGGCAGAGTCTGCTAGATAGTTTATAGCTCGTACCATAAGGTTACAATAGCCTACAAACGTTTCTTGCCACTCTGCTGAATCCTGCTGAGGTGTACCTTTAGTGGTAGCACGGGAATATCCCTCAGAGTTCATACCATCATTACCTATCGGTAATACTATCCTCTCTATATTAAGGCCATCTGCCTTAGCTACGAGATCTTTTATGGTATTCATATACTCTTCCTCAGCATCGTCAAGAGTCTGTCCAGTAGACTTACCATAATGAATATCAGGTAATGATACTTCATACGCTACTGGGTCTTGAACTGTGTCGTAGTCCTTTTCAACCTTTGGGCTGTAGGCTTCTAATAAAGCAATCATTTCTGATTTTGCCTGCTTCATAAGATCGTCCTCTCCTTTTACTACGACAGAAAACCTATGGTCTCCTTGCATATTTTGCCAGAACTTTACAGACTTGACATCTGCTTCTTCAATTTCATTTTCTTTTAAGAACTTTTTGAACTCGCTTATTTCTGAAGCATTTATATTCTCCAAATCAAAGTCCGCTCCTTTCGCATCTAATCTTGCTTCACGCAATGCATGCCTGCAAGTTTCTACACTACAGTCTAACTTTTCAGACAAACGCTCTGCGCCTTCTTTTAAGTAGCCTGGCTTTTCTTTTAGAAAAGTCTTTATTTCATTTTTAGTCATCATATTGGTTTATTGATTACTTTTTTAAATTACGTCCTTTTTCAAACGATCTTCCCCCAAAATAAGCTCCAATCACAGTGATTAAAGTAAGTTGTAAAAGGTCAGTCCATTTTTCTTCTACTACAAAATTTACTGCTCCAGCGTCTATAAAAATCAAGAGCATTGTACAAATTATGAGAAAGATAAGAACCATTGGTCTTACATTTTTAGATAACCAAGAATCAGATTTTAAATCTGCCTCCCAACGAGATGTAATGTTCTTCTCCATCTCAATCTCGTAATTGGCTACTAATTCTTGTATTTTCTGTTCAGCAGCAAGCTTCTCTTCCTTAGAAGTAGTCAGGTTGTCTAAAACCCCACCTACACCTTTAACAAGTTCAGTAGCTCCACTGCTAAATATTTTAGATAGTATATTCATATTAATATTGATTTAGTTCTCGTGTATTTCGTGTTGTAGTTTGTGTTGTAGTTTGTGCTAAAGCTACTGAAGTAGTATATTCTAAAGCTACATCTGCCGTATCACTACTTGTTGCTAATTTTATTTTGAGAGCTTTGTGCATATTATAGGTACACGAAAGTCCGTCAAAAATATCTACAGACACACCAACCGGTATTGCTAAACTTTTAATATAGTAATAAGTCTTTGCAGTTGGGGATATTAAAGAAACATCGTAATCTGGACCATAAGTCTTTTTTGTATTCAAATCATCAATTTCTTCTGTATATACATCTACAACAATTTTGGCAGAATACGTATTCGCTATTCTACATTTATTTACTGTGACAGAGCCTTCTCTTGCTATACGTTTCTTCGGAGCTGCCGCAATAAGGCTTGTAACAAGAGCCCCTTCTGCTGTAGGAGCGACTGTAGTAATATTTATATTTTTATGTACATATTCCATTCTACGTCAATGTTAATGTTGTTGTTTTACTTACCCCACCATTTGTTACTGTCATAACTATAGTGTAAGTTGTAACGGAATTGCCTTTTTTGTCAGTAGTAGTTGTTGTTATCATATCACCAAAAGCTACTGTTGTGCTACTACCTATAGTAACTATATTAGTATCCCCAGCTAAAGCTGTAGATCCGCTAGTGCCAAGCGACATACTTGTCTTATCTTTGTTAGTACTAATCTCTGTCCTAAGATAATCAAGCTCATCTTGTATCTTTTGAATCTGATATATAATAGCACTCTCAGCTGGAAAATCAATAACAGATAAGTGTAATCCATTATCAAAGTTTGATTTAAGAGCAGCTAAATCGCTACCTGTTTTATCGTGTATTGCTTCGTGTTTTGCTGTAGATAATGCCATGTTATATTGTTGCTATTGTCACTGTTGCTCCGTATATTATTGTTGATGCAGATGCTGGAGCTACTTTTATTACTAAATCTTGAGTCGCGCTAGATGGTATATCCGTTGCATCAATATTAGCATTAAGATCACCTGATGTTTCACTTACGTTATTGTCTGCTCCAGTTTGATAGTTGAATGATCTAACTGTAACCGCACTACTTGTACTAGCACTAGCGTGAACTTGAACGTGTGTTACCTTATATCCAGTAGGTATTTGTTGAAACGCATATAGTTCGTCGGAAGTGTGAGCACACCTAACACCTAAAATATTTGATGTATCATCTTCAATCATCGCAGGTCTACCTACATCATCATTAGGGAAAAATTGATTTGGTAATACTCTTATTGTATCTGCAGAACCGTGATAGCCTACAGACATTATTCCTGTAGTTGCAGGGATAGTTATTGTTGCATCCGCACCCGGATCTACTGGAGTAAGAAATATCTCGTGTGCATCCGGTGTTGCTCCTTCAAATGATAAACTACCAGTAAGAAGAACATCCCCGTCAGATCTAAACGTAGCTACAACATTAGACGAATTTACAGTGGTTCCGGTACTTCCACTAGCTGGATTACTTTGAATTACAACAGAACCTCCCCCGGCATTGCCAGTACTTCTACCACCAAAGAGTGTTAAATTACCACCTGCCGTATCTGTTTGCCCAGCCGTAGCATCTCCTCCTCTTATATAGAGTTGTCCACCAGTACCATCTGAATGTGGCGTTCTTTTTATTGTAGAAGCACCATCATCATCTACGCCAATATTAAGAGTCTCACTATCGTAAGTAAGAGTTGATTCAACGGCAGCTTCGTCAGAATCTTTATATGTTAAAACTCCATTAGCAGTAGAACCATCAAAAGCTATACCGCCACCAGCAGCCGCAATGCGATCATTAATAGCAGCAGATGTCATTAAGTGCTCATCAGAATCTACAAACTCGCCACCTATATCTATATCGTTAACAGCGTGGCCAGCTATATTAAGAAAACCTGTTATACTAACTAATGAAGTAGAACCATAGCCAAGCTCAACATCAACATCATTATTTGTTGCATGGCCGTAGAGTTTAATACCTTGTTGTAGGGCGGAAGTACTGCCATCACTAGTTGCTACAGATAAAGTTAATTTGCCAGCCTCATCAGTATCATCAACTTCTTGAATTTGCCCTAGTATATGAGCAAATAGTGTATCGCCATTACCTGAATCTTCTCCATAAAAACTTATTTGTCCTAAGTATTCGTCATCTACAGAATCAACTGCATTTTTTCTAAATGTTAGTTTAGCAGAGTTTGCACCCCCTGTATTTGTAGTTTGGAGTGTCAGCTCTGGATTATCAGCTATCCCACTACTTGCTGTAAGACCTCCATACTGATCCCATGTCCAATATTCATAAGTGCCATTAAGTCCGTCTCCACTTGTACTATTCATTGACAGCCGCATTTGTATTTCTCCTCCGTTCCCTGTTCCAGTGCTTCGACCTCCATAAAGTACAAGATTTCCTCCAGCTTGATTTGTACCCTTCGCACCTCCTGCTCGTACAAATAAAGATCCCCCTATTCCATCGTCATCATCGCGGTCTGTTGCCTGGATGCCAAA